AAATGCGTTGCTTCGTTGTCCCAGTCGAGGTCGTCGAAAATGCCGACGTACACGCGCTTGAACAAAATGTTCACGCCGACGTAATCGATAGTGTCCACGTCGAGAAGAGACATGGTATTTCCCGTTTGCCACAGGCGGAACCCTTGTGTAGACTGGGTTCCTTACGGGGTAAGGCTCCCCGGCCAATTTGTGTACCACGTGGCTATACCACAGGCGCTATGTCAGACCATCTAATTCGCAAGGGTTCAACGTACTACTATCGTCGGCGTGTTCCTGCTGACCTCGTAGGCGCGTATGGCAAAACGGAGTACGTGCGATCCCTTCGGACCACCAGCAAGCGGGACGCCGAAATGCTGTGCCGCCAATTCGATGTGGAAGTGGACGCGCTCTTTATGATGCTGCGCAGGCCTCCGGAATTGCCGCCCTTGTTTGTCGATCCGTACACAGGGAAAACATGGGACCCGGATTACCGTAGCCCTCCAGAGACGGACGCGCAGCGAAGGGCACGTGAGGAGTACGAGCAGGACGACCAGGAATACCAGGATTCGCGGAACATCGATCAGGAGGACGCTGACCAAGCTAAATGGGTAGCCAAGCAGGAACGCAAGGCGAAGAAAAAGGAACAGCACATAGCTGACCTAGCGGAGGCATTCCGCCGTGCACTCGAAAAGGCCCCGCACCACAGCCCCGCTACGCCTCCCGTAAGTGCTCACCCTACGAAGCCAGCGACCCAGCGCACGGAGCCAGCTACAGCCCCTGAGCGTCGCACCCTAACGCCGACAGACGGTAAGTCTATCCACGCAATCATGCGTCTATGGGCGAAAGAGAAGAAACCTGTACCACGCACCGTCGAGACCGCAGAGCGCGCGCTTAACCGCTTCCGGGAATTGATGGGTGACATTGAAGTGCCTGCGGTCACCAAAACGCATATCGTGGACTTCAAGAATAAATTGGTAGCTGAGGGCCATTCTGCAAATACGGTTAACAAAACGCTCAATTACATGAGCATCATGTTTAATCACGCTGTGGGGCAAGCATGGATCGATACTGACCCAGCTAAGGGCGTTCGCATAGCCGTTAAGAAGAAACCAAAGGGTAGCGGTAGGGCACCGTTCAACGAGTCAGCACTAAATGGAATATTTTCTCATCCCATTTATTCGGAAGGTATTAGGCCGACGCTCGGAGCAGGCGAGGCCGCTTATTGGCTACCGCTGCTAGGCTTGTTCACGGGTGCACGAATTGAGGAGCTATGCCAGCTTGCACCTAATGATATCAAGCAGGAGAAGTACCGCGACAGTAAGGGCAGGGAGCAAACCGCGTGGGTTATGCACATCACTGGGACAGGTGAGGGGCAAGGCGTTAAGAACACTGGCAGCGAAAGGCGGATTCCGATTCATCCGGAGCTACAGCGGTTAGGTTTCGTAAAGTACGCTCAAGGCCAGAAAACTAAGCGGATATTTCCGTTACTGCGACCAGACAAGGCGGGCTATGAGGCTCCGCGTTGGTCCGTGTGGTGGCACAAGGAAATGCGCAAAGCGGGCGCGTTCGCGGGGACCAGCATGGTATTTCACAGCTTCCGACATCTATTTAAGGACGTGTGCCGCCAGTGCGGAATTACCAAGGAGCTAGCGGACGCGCTGCAAGGGCATACTGAGGGTGACTCGTCCGGAGGCTATGGAGCAGCCCTGTACCCGCTCAATCCGATGATGGAAGCTATGAGTAAGTACAAGGTGCATGGCGTGAAGCTTCCTGGTTAATCCCCGGTTGGCGAAGCCCACTACAAATTGTCAAGTTGCTGTTTCAATTCCGCCAACGTGGATCGGGCTTCGCGAGCAGCCCACATGCGTTTCCTAACGGAGTGTAAATTTTCGATCTCGTTGTTAAGTCGGTTCATCTCGCCTATACCGACCTTGTACGTGTTCTCCAGACCCGCGTCTCTACTAGGATTGTATTTAGGGTCGAGACGCTTCCTGTCCTTGTGGTACGCCTCCAGTAGAGGCCCCAAGATATCGTCTATGCCCTTGAAACGGGACCGAAGGATATCGATTTTGTAGTCAATCTCCCATGCTTCTTTCGCCGAAAGATTAGGATCGTCCCGAATCGCTTCTTGTAGCTGCTTAAGCTTACGGGGATGGAACCAATTTACATCTAGGGGCGGGTGGTCCATGCTGCGTTCCTTGTCTTTGACTCGGTAGCCTAGCAAGGTCGCCGCTCCAGAGGCAAGGAAAAGTTACGAGGTGCTTAGTTGTGGCAACTATTTTCTCCGTGCCACGAAACGACCGGCACACGCTCCCGTTAGTGTGGAACCTGGCAGCTAGACGTTACCGTTGCACTACAGAACGGCGTAGACGTGGGCTGCTGTATCTGGCAGTTAGTCGTGACATTTGCGCTGCAATACGGCGTACCCGTAGGGATCGGAGGCGGACTAGTCTGTAGATTCCACATGGTAGCAATATCCGTAGCTACACGCTGCGTCCGGAGATTCAAGATATACGCATCAGGCGTCATGCAATCCGCGCCCATATGCCCAACTGTCTCAGACGCCTGGATGATGCCTACCGGGAATGACATGCTATTAATGCTGGCCGTATTCTCCGCGTTAGCTAACCCGTAAGCTGCGGTGAAACTAGCGGCTGCGTTACACGTAGGGATTGGCTGCACCACAAACGTTTTCATTCCCGCCACGTAACCCCGCTGGGTAAATACAGTCAGGTCCTGTACGAATTGAGTCTGTGCCGCCTGCTGTGCGGGAGAGTCCATCGTAGTAACCATATCGTCAAACGTGAAATTAACGATATTCCAATTGGTCGGGTCTACCGTACCGTAGGCGGACTGCGGCGGAGATGCCCCGTTATCCGTTCCCATAATCAGGGCGTGGAGTGCCGTACCGTCCATTGTCTGCACAGTAACGTTAGCCGTAACTCCGGTAGCAGCCAGGGCCGTAGTCAGGTCGGTAATCGTGGCAGTGGCGTTAGGATCAGACGCGGGCGTATCGGAGGCCGCGTGGATAATCGCAGCGTGAGCTACAGCCGGTGCAGCAGCCTGCAGGGGGCTACCGGAATACGAAAGCTTCAATACCGGGGCGGGTGCAGCGGACGGGGAACTACCCCCGCCACCACCACATGCGGACAGGAACAGGGCAGCAGCTACGGATAAGGCAAACATCTTTTTCATTGTTGTTCTCAGTATGATTATATTTAGGTGTACGTACGGTCTATCCCGCAGACAAAGATTAGTCTGGAGTTATCCCGTATACAAGAGGTTAACCAAGCTTATTTTCAACGATTGGATTTAGCCAGCACAACGAGAAGCGAGGTTAAGCGTAACGAACAGGCCGTAACCTGTTTACGGATAAGGAAAATATGCTGTTTGAGGGTGTCACACAATCATTGTGTGGGTGACGTGGGAACTGTGGGCGGTTTACAACAGCAAGCCTGTCCATAGCCGCAACAGGCGGGCCAGCGGGGCGGCGTTGCCTTTACGGGCATCTCAGCTTATATTGCCGAATCCCTGAATAAAAGAGACAACTAAAAATGGCTAGGCCGCGCGTTTTTCTAAGCTCCACTTACTACGACCTTTACCAGTCACGAGAAGACATAGAACGTTTCGTCCGGTCACTTGGATACGACTGCGTAAGGCACGAAGCAGGCGCTATTCCCTACTCGAAAGATACCAAACTGGAAGCCTCAGCGTACAGAGAAGTGGAATTATGCGATATGCTCGTTACCATCATTGGCGGCAAATTTGGTTCTGAATCTAAGGACGAGGAAGGTAGCTCAATAACTCAAACCGAAATCACCCGCGCACTAGAAAAGGGCATTCAAGTTTACGTGTTTGTTGAGCAAAATACGCTCACTGAATATAACACCTGGAAGATAAATAAAGAAACCGCAGGCATGAAATTCAGGTATGCGGATGATGCCAGAATTTACAGCTTTCTAGATCGACTCTATTCGCTTCCGCAAAATAACCCAATCACTGGCTTTAAGACCATTGCAGATGTGACTGCATTTTTGCAGGAGCAGTGGGCGGGTCTGTTCCAACGCTATTTGGGTCAACAAAAAAGAGCGTCAGAAATATCATTGATAGAAGATATGAGAGGGGTCGCTGCTACGCTGCAAGAAATGGTTAACTTCCTGTCGGTATCAAATCAGGATCATGCCGAGGCACTGCAATCGATCATATCGATAAACAACCCAATTTACACGCGCCTCGCAAAGCTTACGCAAACCCAATATCGAGTCTTCTTTACTAACCACGCCGAAATGGAAAGTTGGTTAAATGTGCGGGGCTATCAAAAAGGAGAGGAGGCTGTATACTCTGAGGGAAGTGTAGAGGAGTGGTGCAAAGACAACGTAGGATGGATTGAGTTCAAGAAACAGTTCTTTAATAGTAGGGGCGAGCTTTTAAACTATTCCCAAACCGGCTGGAACGATGGTTGGATAGTCTTTGTTAAAACTGCTCCCGCCCCCGCTAAGTCTGGGTTTGAAGATATGGACGATGATATCCCGTTCTAGGCGAAACAAGACCGTTACACCAGGACCATGCTTTAAGACGCCAGCAGCCGCGCCCTAGTTTTCATCTGGTCTGTGTTAGCTAATTGCATGGCTGCTGCGTCGAGATTCAGGAATTCACTAATGCCAAATCCTCGGATAGCTAGAACAGTTTTCAATGGGATAACATTCCCTGCGAATCTCAGTCCAAAACAATACCAAGGCAACCCCGTCTCATAGCTAGCAATGCGCTCGTACGAGTACCACCTATCTCCTAGCTCAATTCCATCGGGATGAAATGTGGTTTTTAGCACGGACTCTCTCATATTAGAAGCATTAACGCCTGCTCGTACTGCGTCTCTAATACCTACGCCGGTTACAGCCAATTCCACACCGTAGCCGTTACCCGCCAATATCGGGTCTACCAAAGCTTTCGCCTTAACACTTAAGTTACGGCTAAGTCTCGTTGCCATAAATGGCGTTGCCGTAGGCATGCTGCACGCAGAAGTAAGCATATGGGCTAGATCATCTCTTGTGCCCAAAGCTAGTGACGGGTTATTGCAGAGGTTAGTGGCGAGGACGGTAGGCCAGTTCTTAGCCCCGTCATTTACATAGACGCTACTGATAACGTCTATGTTCACTCCGTACCGTGCTGCTGAAATCTCCTGCTCGTTTCCTTTGGTCCGCATGTTCATCTTTACCGCAGCGTGAACCATTGCATCGCCAGTTTCCAAATTCGTACCTCCAAAATCATAGGTTCCAACATGTACCAACTTTTCGCACCCCCACCCCCTGAATATCGATCAACGGTAGAATGGGCCTCACAGACCGAAAAAGTACCTCATGTACCAAGTTATCACCAACCCCCTAGCCACTCTTTCATAGACCAACGTCGATCTACGTATTCCAGTGGTGTCCTGGATTTGTAGGCATTCCATCGGCACTAACGCCAGTCTTAACACGGTGGCCTAAATCAGTAGCGGTTTTATCCTTATGGCAGATGGAGCAAAGTAATTGCAGATTACTGTCGTCATTACTTCCACCATTTACTAACGCTAACTTATGGTCAACCTCGCCAACCCGGACGGCTATCTTGCACATACGACATTGGTAATTATCACGTTCTCTAATACGCTTACGCTGTGCTGCTGCTGCAGTACCACTAAGCAAGTCCATACGGCCTGTAGATAACCCATCCTTATATGCCCGCTTGCTAGGCTTGGTAGATACTGCAGGCGTGATATCAGCAGCGCATTGTGGGCAGCTAATGCTAGTCATACTGAATACCCATTGCGGATGCTTGATACAGTCAGTCATTCGTTATCCTTAATGAGAACGATACGTTAAATGTAGGACGTGCAATATCATCATTCACTAATGGTAGGAATGACATTCTGTGCGCCAACATTGGGAAATCTATAGATAAAGCTAGGCCAATAGATAATAGAAACAGCCTAATGACGGGGGGTAGTGATTAATTCAGGCTTCAAAGGTCTAGCGACCGACAGTTCCCTGTTGTTTTAACATTAGCCCAGAAAATCACACTCGAAAGGCTAATTTCCTGTAACTTCTGCTTAACTCAGGCTAATTCTCCGTGGAAGCCTAGCAATTGACGGATCAGTATCAAATCCGTCTCCTTGCCGGAGTCTAGGGATAAGCTCGTCCAACTCGTCAGGCTTACCATAGTCAGTTCTTTCTGCTGCCTTACCTCTAAGCACCCGTGTTTCTGCTGGTGTCTTTAGCCGCAAGGCGGTAACTAGTTTAAGCGTAACTCCGGAGCATCTGGCGGCCTCTGCAATTAGCGGATGCGGCTTACCTGCTAACATTAACGCGCCTTGGGATAGCTCGTCCCTTACACGTTTCTCCAATGCACGGGCTTTGCATAAGTCGGCCACTAATTCAAAATCGGATTCGGTCCAGTCGTCAGGGTGTCTCGATCTAATTATACGGTCCCAATAATCGGACTCGTTAGGCTCAAGAAAGAGGTAATCCGGGATTGGAATATTAATATTGGCCCGCCGTACTGCGTCTATTCCTCTATTTTTTGCCATTAATCAGTGACTCCCGATAAACAGACTCCTTACCGCCACGCATTCCAACCTCAATAGAATGCATATTCTGGCTGATACGTGCGATTTCCAGCCATTGAGCAGCACTTTTACGCAGTTGCGTAATCTCTTCCGGCCTGGGACGCTTGAGCGCAGCGATACGATTAGCTTCGAAATATTCGTTATTAGCGTTACGGAGTGCGTGCTGCGCTGTGGAAAGCAACCAGCCGTAATCACCTTTGCAGCAACTCACCGCATTCTCGATAGCCTTGTCTAGCTCCGCCATCGTCTCGCACACCTTGTCACCCTGGCCCTTACCGTAGCAACGCTCAAGCAGATCAACCCGCAGCCACTTAGGGGCCAATTGCCCACGTTTACCGCGCTCCGTGATTGTCGTAAGTACTCCTACCCGTGCCGCAGCCGCCCTCAAACTTGCATGAGTCATTCTATTCCCCCGTTATCCATAAATTTATCAATGTCCGCGCAGCAAACAAGCTCGCCTGCGGTCTCCACGGGTACGCCAATGTCCTCGCATAGCTCCCGCAGTCCCTCCATAGCCTCGTGAGGCAGCGAGACCGCCACGACGCCTAGAAAAGGCTTTCCTGCAACCGTGAAACGTGGTGAAGCGATGCGTACCAGTTCCACGGCTTTGGCCCGGAAGTAACTTTGCACAGGCATTCGTGCGGCACGAGCGTCGGTGTGTAGTCGCTCATACGCAGGCCTGCTCATGTAGAACGGCGTATCTAGCTGGACACTCACGACCGAACTACGTAATTCATGAGAAGGTCACCCAGGCACTCACGCGGCACGCCCTTAGCGTCGGCAAGGCGCATAAGTCGTGCGTGATTGTCGTCGGATAGGAATATGATCTTCGTAACCGAGAGATCGTGCGCGCTATATTCGCCGTCCCTAAAGATTGGACTACGGTCCCGGTTTACGGTAGCCGCGATAAGCCGAAGCATCGATTCGGTACTTCGCCTACCCTGTTGATGGGCTAATTCCCGTAGAACGTCGAAACCCTCGCTACTAAAGTGGAACGTGTACTCGGAGTTACCATCTGGCACGCGATAATTTCCCATCACTCCGCGTCCGCCGAAAGCTCCATAGCACCAACCAAAAGCTGCGCCTTTGCTAATTCGGCCTTGAGTGCTTCCTGTCGGGTCAGGAATACCACGGCCTCTCCGGCTAACGTGAGTTGCAACCGCAGTACGTTCAAGCGAAGCAATTCAAGTTGTGATTCTTCTACATAATCCATTCGTTATCCTTATTTGTTAATGGGCGACATTACGCCGCCCACGGGTCCGGTTAATAGACCGTTCGGTTATCTTTCAGATGCTTAGCCATAGCATGCAGGCCGTTCGGGCAGGTACGATCCGGGTTATTATAGAAACGATGCAATACTCCTTGTGTCGTCACCGTAAGCAACTCACCTGTAGGAGCGGAAGTAGCGTTAAGGCTCTTAAACGCTGTAATGATCGCGCCGGGATTGGCGGGGATAGCTACAAGGGATAGTTCGTGTACATCGGCTTTCGTGTACCGCATACCCTGTCCTTTGCCCAATGGTTCCGATGCTTTGGGTACAAACCCTATCGACACCCCGCGAATAAGTCCCGCCTTAACGCTATGCCAGGATTCGTCCGTCCTATCTCGGATAGCGCCGGGTTCCGTAACTTTCGCAATGGTCGCCTTGAACGGCAGACCCTTAGCCGTAGGCGTACCGAACTGCACGTTACCTACTGGTTTCGTGGGATCGTGATTGAGGAGCAGCGGAGTATCCTTCTGAAAAGTAAGCCCCATTGGTTCCACGATATCATTGACGCGATCAAGCTGCGGCGTAGAGGCGATACCTGTAATCTCTCTGCGCTCGTCGTCGTATGTCTTGATGACAATGGCAGAAAAGCCAAGTTGGTTTGGCATCCGGTTATTCCGCGCCAAGGAAAGCAGCAGCGAAGCCCTCGTAGCTTTCTACAGGTACAAAGAGATGATTACCACCGAGATTAACCGCGTAGAATTCGCCGCGTCCAATACAAGCAGCGTTACCGTTAGCTAAAGTCTTTTGCGCAAGTGCCGCAATCTTTTCATCACGGGTCATGTTCGCGCCGGGGAGTACCGATGCTGCGTTGTTAGTTTCGTTCATTTGTAATCCTTATATTATGGTAGGTGGCGGCACGCCCAATAACGAGCCGCCCTGGTACTTAGGAAAGCGTGATCTCTACAGCCGCGCCGGGTGCAAATTCCCAATCTACGTATTGCTGCCCCATCAGTGCGCTTTGGCCGGTTTGAAACAGGCTGGTAGCGGTCGTCGTGACTGTGCCCGTGCCATCGTCAAGAACGACAGTGCCCTGAGTGATCACGTCCACGAACGCGCCACCAACATATGCAAGGACCCGCGAACCATCTACGATAAACAGCTTACCAACTGGAACCGCGTAGGACGTGATTACCGGGAGTCCTCCGTAGATTCCGCCCGCAGCCGTGATGCCTTGTTCGGTCGGACTACGGAGCGTGATAGCCGTAAGCGGATTGACCAAGACTGAGGCCCGCGAAAGATCGCCAGTGAAAGCAATCACACCAGCACTGAATGATGCTTGCGTATCCACAAACGTGGCCCCGCCATTTGCGACGGCGGTCACTGCGGGGACCTGGATAGATACAGCACCCAGACCGTTAGGCGACACCGCGTCACGAACTTTCGTGCCCACGAACCCCTTATCAACACCCCGACTAAGCGCACGTGCGACTTGACCTGAAATGACATTTTCTGCAGCGTCCCCGGTAGCGAGCAGCATCTCTTTACTGAACACGCCGACAATACCGACCTTACGCTTGTCCGTAGCCACGAAACTGAAGTTACCCGCAAATGCCGGGATAGGTGCATATTCGCCAACGAAAGGAGCGACAGCCGGGACGCTCTCCACGTTGACACGGGTAAGCGCAGGAACGTGCATAACGCTCTGCAGCTTTCCAAGGATGGACCCGCTCCAGACTGCCTGTATGAACTCGTCGCGAACGATGGTTTCATTTACAAGGGCGTTACCGGCCGCGAGAGTCGGGCTTACCACTGTTTTTGTAACTACGTTCGAAAGGCCACCCTTTCCCCAGCGCTGTTCGATATAACCGTCGTGTTGCTCGGAGATGTGAGCAACCGGGACATTAAAGACGCCTGCAGCGATAGCCTTACGAATGATGCTTGATGCCATAAGAGTAGTTATCCTAATTTAATGTTGCTGGCCTAGAGATATTCCAGGCCTCAGCGGGTATCAGCTAGCCCGCGCGTCATGCGGATGGGCCGCTTACTTGATCGTTGCTAGATATCGGCTCGTCCAGTGATCGACAGGCGGACGGCCTAAGGGCGAGGACTAGTCTACGACTACAGCACCCGTGAAGGTGTAACGATTATTCAATGGCGGAACAGGTACACTGTCCGGGATTGCCACAATCAATTGAGCTTCCGCATAGTCCCGCGCATCCTGCCCCGCTACGGGCAAGCCGTCCAATACAATCATCTGTGTGTAGACGGCCCACTTACCTGCGTCCTTTACATCTTTCGAGAGATACGACTCAACTGTGACCGTGCAATTGCTAGCTCGCCAATCGATTACCGCCTGCGCCGCTACGTGATACGTTGCTACTACGCCCGTGCTGGGCGTTTCATATTCGAGGCTCAATGGCATTCAATAGACTCCGTAAAATAAGATTCCTGGGATTCGAACATTGTGTGTTCCTGCACCGGGTGAGTAAAACCAGGAAATGGTGTTTCCAGACACAGAAAAGTTAGGCCTGCTGATATCCATATTCGTATAGCCCCACGTAAAATTAGCTTGGAAGCTCGTCCAAATTGCAGCGTTAGCTAGTAGGGGGTCGGTGATTGCGCCGCTAGCAGCTACACCGTCAATCTTGTAACTACCTACGATCTTTGATAACCGCGAGGAGATTTCAACTTGGAGATTACCGGACGCATCCCAGACACGCAGACCGCATGCACCCATTAAATTTTCCCCTGTTTAATCATGTCCGCGTAGCCACCCTGGCCGGACATACGTTGAGCCATGCGCTTATCAATGAGGGTTTGGATATGCGGCGCGAGGGCTATTAAGTCCTGCTGCGTTAGCCCGCTATTACCCGCACCCAGAGACAGGGATAGGCTAGTGCTGCTACCGCCCGAACTAGGAGCTACGGAACCTACAGCACCGCCGGATGCGAAGTGCGACATACGCCCGCTGTTGATCGCCTCCAGCAGACTTCCGTACTTCTTAGTAGAAGTAGCATTGATAACGTACTCACCATTCGATAGCATGGCAGGGATACTATCGGACGTTCCTGTACCAGCGCCGGAGATTGCCCCGCCGTCCGCAAAGTGTCCTACTGCACCGCCTGCACTGAAGAACGAGGACGAGCTAGCGATAGCCGTAAATATCTGAGACTCAGCGGCCTTTAGCGCGATCTTTGCGAGGTCCGACAGGATGCTTTCCGCGAGACCACTAAACGATACCTTGCCTGTGGTAACAAACGTGTCCAGCGCAGAACCCATGTCATTAAACGACGTGGTAAAGGCGGTAGCCGCAAGCTGGGCGTTAGTCTGCGTTGCACCTGCGATGGTTGTCATAGCGTGCGTAATCTGCTCGCTATAACTGTTTCGCATATCCTGCTCTTGCTTCAGGTTAGCCTCTAATGCGGCCTGCTTATCCTTGTATCCCTGTTGGGCTATATCTAACTCGCTGGCCAGTTCAATCTTGTCCGCAGTGGGTCCATCATACTTTTCCTTAAGGGCTGCGATTTGGTTTTCATAGTTCTCCAGCAGCCGCGCACGAGCGTCGAAATCTGCTTTTTGGTCCCCGGATAGGAACCGACTGGCAAATGCGTTAGCGTAGCCTGCCTGCTGTTTCTGCAAGGCAGATGCTTCACTAGCAGCAAACTTACGCACATTACCCTCACGAGTGGCCGCTACCTTAGCGAGGTCCTGCGTCAGGATTTGGTCCAGAGAGAGAAGCTGCGCGTTATACTCTTTAACCTGCGCGAGTGCATTTTGCTGTGTGGCTTTATCCTTCTTACCGCCTGCTACGTCCGCACGCTGCTGCGCTAATGCAATCTCTTTAACAAGTGCAGCCGCTTGCAAGTCGTGCAATTGCTGGAGGTACTGCTCGTTATCCACGAGTCCCGCTGCGCGCTGTGCCTTTAGCGTCTGCTCGCTGCGCTTCTCTTCCTGCTCAATGAGCCTATTCTGCCCCTGCAAGTCCGCAAGCTGTGAATTGATCGCGCCGTTATTAGACGGGGTACGTACCTTCGTTTCCTTAGCGTACTTATCGTCAATCTCTTTGATACGTTCGTGATAAGCGATAAGTGCCTGTTGATAACTTGGGGAGTCTTTACTAAGCGCATCGAATGCATTTTTAGCCTCTGACTTCTCCCTGTCTCGAACGTCTCCGGGGGCGCTGCTTTGATACTTTTTTAGGAACGCGGTGGTATTAAGCTCAGCCGCACCGCTAGCTGCTCGTGCCGCGTTAGCCTTCTGTGCTGCTTCATTGGCAGACGTAACCTGCTGAATGGCATTTACTTGTGCGGTAGCGGCGTCAAGTGCTTCCTTCGCCCTGGCAGAAAATGCGGGACCTTGGGAAAGGGCGCGATTAAAGTTAAGCTGCGCTGCAGCCTGGGCAGAGATAGCATTCGCAAGTTTCACACTGTCGGAAGTAGCTGCCCCGAACGCATTAAGCTCGTTCATTGCCCCGTGCGCTGTCTTAGCCAAGTAATTCCAAGCCGCAGCAACGTAACCAACGTTCTCTACACCCTCTTTACCAAACTTAGCATGCGCGTCATTTACAAATTCAACTTCCTTAGCATAGGCTCCCGCCTTATCGCCTGCGTCCAAATACTTCTGGATAATCGCTACCTGTGCACCGTCAAACTCGTGATACTTAGTTACTAGCACCTCAAGGGCTTTTGCAGGGTCCTCCGCAAACTTAATCATAGCTTGCGTAGCTTCCTCTGCGGACATGCCCGTTTGCTTGGCGAAGTTTGCTACTGCTTCCGTGGATGCGGCTAGGGACGAACCGGCTACAGCACCGCTAGCAACAAGCGCAGCCATAATTTGCTCAGTGTCCGCAATGTTGCCGGATACTCCCGCGAGTGATTTGGACAGGTCCGCCATCTGGCTAGATGTCAGGCCCGTGTAACCGTTCGTAGCTGCGATAGATTTATTCAGGGCTTCGAAGGATTCGTAGCCCTTGTACGCCTCATAACCTACTGCCGCTAATGCTGCTGCTCCAGCCAGCGCAGCCACGCCCATACCACTAAAAAGCAATCCCGCTGCGCCTGTCTGTTCCGCGAGGACCATAAGGGAACCGCCGAACTTCTTATAGTTTCCCTGCGAAAGTTCGTGGCCCAGTACCAGAAGTTCCCGCTTAGACGCTGCGGTAGCGAATGAGAATCCGTGTACCTGCTTACTGGCGTTCTCAATTTGTGAGGCCATACCAGAGAACGAGGACGTTACACCCGTGGCTGCTGCACGCTGCGCGAGGATTTGCGCCTGCGTCTTTCCTGCTGTTTCCGATAAACGCTGATACTCCGCTGCAAGCTTGTTAGCCGCCCGTGCGTTAAGCTCAAACCCGTTAGCTGCTGCTTCCTTCATTGCGGCATCTACAAGGGCTGCTCGTTTAGCCATTGCCTCCTGTGCTGCGTTCACTGTAGAAGCACCGGCCTTAATCTTATTTACGCCTGCTTCGAATCCCGTAGCATCGACTGAATATACGATCGTGCTGTTATTCGAGCTTGTGCTCAATTAAGCGGCTCGTTAGCAATCTGTTCTGCCGCAATACGGAGCATGCTGCATACGGTAAGGTTCTTATCAGCCGCAATGTGGCGTAGGCGCTTAAGGGTCTCCGGATCGACGCGAATTGAGACCACGCGCGTAGCCTCCGGCGAATATGGGTCGTGCCGCGTACGCGGTTTGCATACTTTAGTCATATGGAATCCTAATTTATAAAGTTGTCAAATGTTTACAGCAAGAAGCCCACCGATACGCGCTCCCGGAGGAACAGAGCATCAAGTGGGCTTCTATGGGGACGTTTTTAGGCGTCTCTCTTTACTGCTGACCTGTTTTTTGGTGACTGCGGAAAACTGCCTATGCCCAGGCGAACCAGGACCGTTTTACCTCGGTCAAGTCAAGCTCTCCACGTTTCGGAGGTGCGGGCAGGGTATCCCGCTGCTCGTCCGTGAGCACCGCTGTTACCTCGTCCGTCCAATCCCGCAGCAAGTCACCTGACATCAACCGCCCGAACTCCGCACGGGTGCTGTCGAATGCCAACCCTCGATCCCGGAACGGCACGCCGAAACTATCGTGCACCATCCACAGCGAGGTAACGCCCTTGCTCACTAGGTCATTGACTACCATAACCATATGCGAGGCGTCTACGCCGTGGACGAAGTTAGGGGACACTCCCGCTTTCTGCTTACCAGCATCTAAGGTATCCGAAGCGACAACGAATGATCGGTCCCACTGTGCACCGCCTACCATCGTCCTAACTTTAACTGGCTTTGCCAAGCTGTACGCAGCCTGCGCTACCCTCAATCCCGCTGGAGTAGTCCATACCGTTTCGCTACCCGCCTTAGTCACAACGCCTGCGACATTCTGCAAATACTTCATAGCCTGCAGGACTCCCGGAGCTACATCGGCAAAACAGGAATCAATTTGAGCAGCGAGCCATAGGCAAGCGTCTACAGGTGCGTCAGTTTTAGCGTGTAGCTGCTCCGCAAATGTGTACGTACCTGCGCTATAAACTTTAGTCATGCTCGGAGCCTTGAGCAAGTCACGATCAAGCGTCTGTCCGGACCAATAAGAAAGGTGCTCAAATGTTCGCCCATCCGCCGTATCGACAAGGGATTGAAGGCGATAATTAAGAGCATCCGCCATACGCCCGTAATAGTCATCGCCACGATCAGTTTGGGTTAAGTTCACCATCGTCCCGGCCTTCTCGTCTCGCGTCATACCTGCGAGCATCTGTACACCGCTGCAACTCCCGTCTAGTGTCGCAGCAAGGCGAGATACGAACGACGCACCGTTGCTCTTGAATCCCGCCCACTCAAAGCACGCGGCTAGGAACTGCCAGGGCTTATCAACGGCTACCGGAACTATCCTGCCGCACTTAATCTTCTGCAGCCCAAAGCGATTATTTTCTAAATGCCAGTCCCGGTACGTTTCCGGATCGGCGGCAATCTGCAGTATCGTGTCTGAGTTACGGATAGTCCAGTTAAGCCGTTCCTCCTGATCTAGCGTCCGATACGTCCCGTCCACTACCTCCTTATCAGCACCCGCAAGGCTGCACAGATGCCACGCTAACGATGTCCCTCCGTCATGTCCAATAGGCGTACCGTCTGCGAACTCCAGACAGCCTTTGCACAGGTCCGCACCCTGAGGGCTAATGATGCTGGTAGCTGGGTACATACGCCCACGCCAGTCCAGATTCCAGGGGAAATAAAACTCCTCCTCGTCCTGCAGTTCCCGCATAGCGGAGATGGTCAGGGCGCTACGCATGGCCTGCGCGCGAATCTCCGTTTCCGTTAAATCGTGGCGCACATCCAAAACCTTTCCCAATATGCGTTTGGTCGGAGGAGCATCGGCAAAGTTCGGGAAAGTTTCCGCCATCGCAAGCACACGTTTATTAACCCGGAAGGGCGTAGCTTGCATCGCGTTAAGCGCTGAGACAATCGCAGGAGCTTGGATAGGCTTCTTGCTTCTCCGTATCGGCGGAATGCTCTTGCTAAGGTAACCACCGCGCGTAGCCGTTTCCGTCCAATCAACAGGACGAACTAACATCGGCTTGTTCTCGGAGAAGTCTATCGATACGCCACCACCGCAAACCTCGTCCCGAAACTTATCCGTAAAGCTAACTGTATTCGGTTTGAGTTTCTTACCCGTGAGCTCGTGCCCGCCGTCATCCTCGCTGACCCATTGGGTAGCAAGTTCGAAATATTTGAGTAAGGTAAGAGCAGCGGCCTCATATCCGAATGTCGTATTAGGCTCAGCGTTCCCAGTCATCTGCCTAAGCCGTTCGCCAATCTCCGCACCCATTGCTTGCACGCTGGTGGGCTGATCCTTATTAGCCATACGTCCCGCCATTGACACAACGCCGTCCCATGTCGCGCGTACTTGCTGATCTACCGAGAGGGAGTTGACCGGATTAAGACTATAACCACCGTGCTTAATCGGCTGCACCAAGCCCGTTTTCGTTTCCGATGCAGTCTCCAGGCGATTGCGGAATGCGTCGATACCCGCGTTAAGCGCAGACCGATTAAATTCCGTAGCGAACGTTTCTAATGCTTGCTCCGTCGATACCTTGCGTCCAGAGTTTCCCTCTCGGATAAGCTGCTTTTCTACAAGCTCACTGAGACCCGCCGAACGCAGCATTTCAACGTGCTTAGAAGCGTGGGCGCTAACGGCGGGAACTACTGGGGCCAACGATTCATTCTTGGGACGCTGCTTCTCCAGTCGATCCGCAATAGCTGCTTCTATCTTATTCATTGTGTCTCTTAGTGAAGGGTGCTGGTGTACTTACGCCGCCATCAATTCCCGCGCCTCAATCTCCGCGAAGTCGAGCCACTTAATATCCTGCCCAAGGTCCTTAGCAAGCGCAGACATAGCCTCAGTACGGTTACGCAAGATGATGGGAGGCAGCGACGCGCGACTGCGGTTAGGAGCAATGCAACGCCATTCACAGATAGCGGAGAACCCGCCGTCCAGGAAAGCACCGGCATGAGTAATATGGAATCCGTGAGCCTTGATCGAATCGAACACGGCCAAAATCTTGTTATCCGGTTGGTTATCGTTGCGGGCCAGCGTTACGTGCAGAACTCGTTTCATTTTCGTTTCCTCAAGGTGCTAGAACTGTATCGGCAAAGCCGGAAAGGTCGTCTAGCGATTAGGGCGGTTTATGTTCTTCTGTTCGTTGCTAATAATCAAGGTACGCGAAAGCCACCCTGCAATAAGGCATGTCGTCTGCCTCCGCTGCGAAGTGGATAACCGGTACGTACCCGTCTTTGTTCATCCGCAACGATTCTTCAAAGCGGCCCTCTATCTCGTCGGGGCAGTGCGCAAACGCGTAGGTGATCACTGATTCTCCCTGATCGTTACTGCGGTTAAGCATTCAACATGTGCAACCCGCGACGTGAGCCAATCCGGATGCTCTGCGCTAAAGGTTTCTGGCCTAAATCGCAGGCCGCTATCTCTGTCCCGTAACTGCTAGCTGGCATCCTCTCGTCGGAGGTTCCCGGCCCTTGCCTAGTCTCTAACTAGGGAACGGACTGCGGTTTGTATTTATACTAGTTTGGCTACTCACCCGGAGACCATTTCTGCTCGTTGCTCCGTATCCAAGTCCAGACAGTAACGTAACTAGTTTGGCTACGCAAGCTTTATTTTCATTCGGTGTTGCTGAACCGCACATGCTACTTGCCGCCACCCTTTACCAGAGCTTCCCCGGCCTGGGTGAGGAGCTTCTTATTCTTGGTTATGTACTCTTTCAGCGACTCACGGACGACATCCGCCGTGGACGTGCCTGTGACAATCTGGAGTAATTGCAGCGTTTTCAAGTCGTCAACATCGACCCTAACGTTAAGGGGGCGAGTCTCTGTGTCCAACGATTTGCCGCGTGCCATATCGTAGCCTTAGTAGTTAAGCTACGAAGTATACGCGATTAGGAAGCTGCTGACGACCTAAAAACACGCTTCTTATGGATTTAGTCAATATCCTTTCGTAACGGTTCGCTGAAAACCGCCCTGATGAAGTTCAGGATTGTAATCATGCACTGTCATTCCTGGGATATCGGAATTCACAACTGATTCATCTACGAGGACACCCGTTTGCTCTAGCACCGTTCCTTTAGCGATGTCCGCAATAGCCGCTTTAGTACCCCATCGGCGCGCGATGCGCACATTGTCGGTTGACCCGTCCCAAGTCTTGAATTGATAAATCATAATGTGCGCCATCGATGTTCCCTTTTAACTGAAATTTGATACTACGCGTTTAAGGTTTTCAGATAGTTGACAAATGATACACATGAGAGCAGGAAATACTTTGCATCAGCAGCCGTAAGATTCGGTTCATCCATGAGGGCATGACGAATACCATCAGCATCGTTAGTGTAGGCATATAGGGATGAATAGCCTTTTTGTAACGCACCATGCAATTTGCCGGACTTACCAAGCGCTGTTAGGGCATCATGCAGCGTAGCCTTCTCCTTACCGCTGACGACTTTAGCAGCAGCCTCCACGGCTGATATGGACTCTTTTATGCTATTACGGTAATCAGGATTATCACGTCTAGAGAGCAGCGCCAATGCAGTGGAGATGTGCCGTGTTGCTCCTGAGTACTTATCGCTGCCGGACGACAGCGCAGTTTCCAGTGCCTCCACTTCCAGGTTGTCTGTCACTTGGACGAAGCGTCGTTCAATGACACGGTACGCTGCTAATTCTTTCTCCATTATCGTGTCCACTTTTTGGGCTAAGTCCTCCCCTGAATAACCCATGCCCATGCAAAATTCCAGGAAATCATACACCCCGTTCCATTGCCGCTTAAAGAAGTTTTCTCGAAGGAATTGATGTGCAGGTTGATAAGAAACACCATGGTAGGTTTCCTTTGCTGGGATGGTGTCGATGGGTTGTTTATAAAAGCCAATCCATAGCGCAGAAAGATATTCAGCATCGGAGAAACTGCGATTCCAATGCAGATAGGCGTTCCATAACGAGTTTCGCAGCGCACTTGGCATTGCGTCGGGCTTCAGGGCATCAGGAAGAGGGCTTAGCCCATTACGTTGACTGAAGAGCATTGGTCTTAACCTGCTTTTATTGTTAGCACTTCGAGAGCATACAACAGCCTGTTGGTAATCTCATCGAGCAGGCGCATCTCGTTGATGGCTATACCACAAACCTCATCCACGTGGCAAACTAACAACAATCTAACCCGTTGATTTATAAAGATATTACTCGGAAATGGTATTTCCCCAGCGCCCGATGCCGGGCAAAAGATTGCAGGTGCCTATTGTAATGGACTGCGTCATCCTAAATAAGTACGCGAAGCACGATTGCAACAGTGTACGACCTTTAAGCTTTACCACTTCTAACACGCTGCGAAATTGACTGTTTTGATGCACATGTTAAATCGACGTCTTGAAATAGGAGGATGCCTAAAAATATGCCGGGTCGATTGACAGGTCTCATCTCGAAAAACAAACTGGGTTCACGTTATTTGAACAGTTTGTGCGATTAGATCGGACAGCGCACGAGC